GCCCGCGCCAAGCACAAGTGGACAATAGTTGCGCAGAATTGTAGTGACTCGCAGAAGTACCTCCTTCTTCTCAACATTCTCATCGCGAATCTTTGTCAAGGCCACTTCAAGTGGAAACCATCCAAGATCACCAATCTCCCGCTGCATGTGCTCATTCGCATTTTCAAAACTGACCTCAACATTCTCTTTTACATATACAATGCGATACTTGTGACAGTAGTGAATATGATTTGACCCAAAAAAAGTCTCCTGTATGGGCTCCAAATTCTCAATCATTTGAACATCCTTCTCGTGAAGTCCAGTCTCTTCCCACATCTCACGAAGCGCACATTCACGCTCAGATTCATAGGGGTCCCGCCTTCCCTTCGGAAATCCCCATTCGGGCGTTTCCCAACCGGGTCCAATCTTGCTAAAGATATCACGAAGCATTTCGCGCTCACCATTTTCATTAAGGATTCCGTGTTCACGAATAGCCTCAAGTTTTGTGCGACTATTCTCCTTCTCTTGCCGATACTGCGTATGCGAATGATCTGCGCCCCAAAGTTCATTCCAGAGTTGCTGAAAGGGAAGTGTCATAAATCGCTCCCGTTCCCGCACCGTCATTCCTTTTAATTGCCGAATAATGTAGCTATAATCTGTAAGACTATACTTTCCCCGCATCATCTCTACAAATCCGAGACTATCGCGTCTCTGAATCAATAAATATTCAATTGGGCTAGAGCCCTCAAATCCAGTAATTGCGGATTCTTGCTCTGCCAACACTTTTGATGGATTCCATCCTCCACGTACACGAATAGCAATAATACCATGACTTGTAATTGGGGCCATACATTGTCTGAATCCATGATTTCCGCCACAATTTGAACACCCTGCTCTCGCCTGTCGCATACCAACTTACTTTAAGATAGGGCTTCAATCCTTAGACCTGGGGGAAATACTGTATAATTAAATATCTGACGCAATCAAAGAGATGAAAATACCTCCCGAAGTCTGGGGGCCGTTTTTCTGGCATACAATTCATATAAGCGCACTCGGCTATTCAAACAAACCGACTTACGCACAGAAAAAAGCCGCCAAGGAATTCTATGAGAGCCTTGGTGTTATGATTCCGTGCCCAATTTGCCGCGAACACTTTGTAAAACATATTGAACTCTATCCGTTAACGCCTCACCTGGATTCACGCGAGGACCTTTTCAAATGGACGGTGACTCTTCATAATGCCGTCAATAAATCACTAAAGAAGCCCGAGTTTTCAGAATATGACGCAGTACAATTCTACCGTCGCCTCGGCGCGCGTGGTAAGAATCCAACCGTAAATCATATCGATTTTGAAGAGATTGATTACCGTTCTTTTGCTCAAGGACTTGGTGTTGGGGTCGCAACTGTTGCTGCCTTTGCAGGGGCAGTTTATCTGTACACTAAGTAAATGAGTGACTCATTTCCAGAAGAGATCTATGAGGGTCTCAAAATCCCTTCCGGAAAAACGCACCCTGTGAAAAAAAACGTAAAGAAAATTCACGTAAAAGTCGTCATGACAAACGATGAAATCAAAGCGCGTGAAGGCACCTATTTTACTGAAAAAGAGGTAAATCAAATTATTTCAGAAGATGTGGATGTGTATCGTATGGACCCTGAAACAGGTGAACAACGTCTCCTCGCAAAGTTTCGCAAAAATGTCTTTACACCGGATGAGATTCGTATTGGATGGGAGGGATTTTATCAGACAGCAGCCGCCAGTCGGAATCGTGGAGCTGCCGCAGGCCCGATTGATACAAAATCAGCATATTGGAAGAAACGTAATCCTACAGAAATTACAAAATGGTCAGCGAAGTACATACAGGATGGAAAGGTGAGTAAGATGCGTGTAAATAATAATGTGATGAGCAGTGTACTCGGTTTCTTTGAAAAGACACCCTTCATGGGACTTCCGTGCCGCCTCACAAGTTATACTCAGCGATTTTTCAAACAGTACAGGCATGGTATTCCGTTTATCGAAGCCGTCGATGACAAATTCAAACAACTTGTACCTGAGGCGCACAAGAAACAACACGCCGCCGCCTCCAAAAAACCCATGTATCGTATTGAAAATACGGCCTTCAGTTCGGTTACCTTAAATCGCAATTTTCGCACGGCACTCCATTGTGATGCTGGTGACTTTATGGATGGATTTGGAAACCTCTCAGTGATTGAGCGTGGAGACTATTCAGGCGGATACACACTCTTTCCGCAATATGGAATCGGATTTAACATCCGCACAGGTGATTTCTTAGCCATGGACGTGCATCAGTGGCACTGTAATACGGACCTCAGTGAAACACCTGAACAGGCTAAGAAGAACAAGGCACTCCCTGATATCTACAAGGACGATCCGACCACAGGGACATTCGGCACGAACAAAAACTTTACACGAATCTCCTTTGTCTGCTATCTCCGTGATAAACTCCGTCAATGCGATGAGGGACAGACACGCAAATACTACAAACGCATCAAGTTCGACCCCAAGAAGGGTGATTTAGCCAAGGCTGCTAAGTCAAAGTTTTCTGGAAAAACAAGAAAACATCATAAAGAAGAAGGGGAATGAGCACCGAAGACTATGCTCAAAAGATTCGCAATGCTCTTGCAATGACAAGTCGTTATATTGCACCTCCGTCAGTCTCCTTTACGGCAAACACAGGGGAAGGCTTCATTGCATCCGTTACACCGTATCTTGTTTGGGGACTTATGGTTCTTTTTATTATTGCGCTCATTCTTGTCATTGTTAATTACACAATCTATCCCATCTTTGACTTCGGCTCAACACCGAATGCTCTCATTCATATAGCGCAGTCTGATTGGACCTATTCATGGGCAGATTCAGATCCTGCGACCTTATTCGTAGATGCTCCAGCGGGAGCAACTCTTCCGACAAAGAATTTTAGTCTCTATTTTGATACAAAGGTGATTGCGACTATTCCAACACCCGATACAAATATGAGATATGTACTTGTCTATAAGACAACTGCGGGCTCTGGAACTGCGTTAAGTGCCGCTGCTGCGGCAGCAACCTCTGCAACGGCTACAACAACAACCCTTGCGACAGCAGCACTTCCTCAAGGCTCAACTTGTTCGGCCGCCGATATTCAGGCCATTGCGGGTTCCATCGCCGCGTCAAGTATATCTACACCCACAGGTGCTGCTGCAAGCAAAGTTCTACCGCTACGCACATTTAACTATCTAACAGATGCTACGCTCGGTGTTCCTTCTGACCCCAGTCTGATTGCGTTTTATGACGCAGGTGCGTCTAAAATTATTGTTTATCTAGCCATTGCGGCAACAACAACAGGTTCAACACCAAACTGGCTACAAGTCTCAACGGATATCACGCCGAATGTTCCGTATCGCGTAGGAATCGTTGTGGGCGATTCCATTATGGAACTCTATTTAAATGGTAAGTGGGCGGCAAGTACAACCTTTGGAGGAAAAGTGCCGATGGGTGGAGACAAGGACACCCTCTTTAGTGTGCCCTCTCGCTATTCTGCGAATGTCGTCGTAAGAAACCTAGGAACAGTGGGGCGTGTAGTCTCTTCCGGTGAAATGCGTGGGATAGGAACTCCTGCTCTTCAATAGAGAGATGATTGTCTGGTTCATCGCAGTATTTGTAGTCATAGTAACAATTTATGCACTTGCTATATATTTTACACCAAAAATAACGACAAGTTCTGATACGGGCCCGTGGATTCTTGATGGCAATAATGGTTCAACAAACCAGGTAAATAATAATAGCAGCTATGTAACCAATTTCTTAAAGAACCAGAGCTCCAGTTTCCGTATTTTCTACTATATTCAGTCACTTCCTCGCACAGCAGCGGTCTATGACACCACTACAAATACGGCTAATTTCAATCCTAACACAGATTCATTTGATGTCTGTGACAATACAACGGGCACTTGCGTACACCCTGGATTTGCAAAACTCCTTCAATTCGACACCTCACTCTGGATTGAACTCCTACAGGCTCCTGATGCATCTCGTCCTGGACTTCCTAAAACACAACTCTGTATTCAGACGACTGACCAGACAGGAAAACCCTACATTGAGACATTTCCGCTACCGCCGTTTCCTCAACAGAAATGGGTCATGCTTACTCTCTCACACGAGGGCTCTAAATATGATGTGTATTACAATGGTCACCTAGCAGCCTCTATAAAAACAACAAATGTTCCAAAGCCGACCGCATCAAAACTTGCCTTATCGGATGGAACCTTTACAGGCAGAGCTTCCTATTTACTTTCAAAGACAAGCTCAATGACTGCGGCCGAGGTCTCCTCCGATTATACAACGAACACTGATACTCTTGGTGCACCATTTGAATCATTCTTTCCCTCATTAAATCTCAATCTATGTCCTTCCGGCAATTGTTTTACAGGACCCTCCGTCCGTCCCAGTAATCCGCTTGTTGTTTGGAAATCCGATTACTAAAACTGGCGCTCAAACAGAATGAACGCTGCCCCTTCGCCCGCAGCTACAATGGGAAGACTTGTTGGTGGTATTGTGATACTTGTAGTAGCATGCGTGTTACTCTACTATGTTTATGACTACATGTTCAATGTTACCCAGACACAGGTGAAGGCCTCGATTGTTGCGAACCCGATTGCCTCTCCTACAACTGTCATTCAGTATCCTGGCACATCACAAGATGATGTAAAACTAGCTCAATATATATTTACAGGTGGTGAAATGACAATCACTTTCTGGATGTATGTCACAGGTGCTGGAAGTGACACTACAAATAAGCGTCATATCCTAAATCTGGGTACGACGGCCACGGATGATGCGTCAACCCTAATTGTTGCACTGGGCGGTAGAAATAATACACTTCACGTTCATGTAAATGATAATAGTAGCCCTAGTTTTGTTTTTAATAGTTTCATGACAACCAGTCCTGATAGTGATACCGCTTCTCCATGTAATGTACAAAATGTGGAGTTTGGTCGTTGGGTGAATGTAACAGTTGTACTGAATAACAATTTATGCGATGTCTACATGGATGGTCGCCTCTCACGTTCTTGCGTTCTCAAGGGGCAATTCAAGGTCAATGGCTCTACAACTACGCCGCTCTATTTCTTTTTACTGAACCCTGATATTGGAACAGGTGGTGCTCATGTAAAGACAGACTGGACTGGAAGCCTTTCTGGTGTAAACTTCTACAACTACGCACTTTCTCCGGATGAAACCTATCGTATCTACATGGCTGGTCCTTCCGGCTCATCAGGTGATTTATGGTCGGCAATCCAGTCATTCTTTGGACAGCTGACAACTCCGAAACCCGTGACAAATACTTCATAAACTAAGCACTGTTCATATATAAATGAGTCAACTTCTCAAGTTTACTCCTTTTTATAGAATATCTACAGTCTGTAGATTGTGATGGAGACATCCTTGAATACAAGCAGTGGTAGCTTCATATTTGGAAATGGACTCATCCCGCAGATTCTCCTTGCACTTATTGCGGGCATAGTTGTCTTTCTGATTTTCTTCAGTTTGGAGTCGCTTGTAAAGACATATTATAAGTACTCAATGTCTAAGACAGTACTTGTACCGAATACAATTATGAGCAGCCAGTCAATTGTTGTGCGTCAAGATCCGAGTGACCCGAACAGTAAAATGCTACTTCCTTCTGATAATGAATTCACGGGCGTTGAGTTCACCTACAGTTTCTTCCTATTTATTGACCCGGCAACCTTTGATACAAGTGGCGGTCTCAAACATGTATTCTATAAGGGATACTCGACACCATTCCCGCTGCTGGGTCCGGCCGTATTTGTTCGTTCAGATGAAAATACGCTACGTATCTTCATGAACTCCTATAAGTCATGGTACAGTTATGTGGATATTCAGAATGTACCAGTGCAGAAGTGGTTCTATGTAGCTATTGTTTTCCGTGCAAATACTCTTGAAGTCTATATAAATGGAAATCTGAAGGGTCGTATCCCGATGGAGAAGACATATCCTTACCAGAACTACCAGAATTTGATTATCTTTGGTCAGACAAAATTTAATAGTCGTACTACACTTGGTAATAAGATAGTCAATCTCCAAGGCGTTGAGGAGGATTATATGGTCACAGGTACAATGGCTGGTCAACTCAGCCGTTTCTATCACTACAGATATGCGCTCTCTTTCGCTGAAATTCAGGCCAATGCGAATCAGGGACCTAGTTCTACAGTTGATATGCCGAGCACACAGTCCGCGAGTTCCTACCTACAGAATGCGCTGGTAGATTCATGGTATACAAGCTAAAGAAATAGACTTTATAAAGACTTTACTAGTGGGATTGAGTATTCCGATATTAAAGCCTCACGAAATAGAAGGTATAATGACTGGAGGCGGTCTATTGGCTCTCGTAGCCTATGGCTCCCAAAATGTAATTCTAAGTGGGAATCCGGATATGACCTACTTTTATAAGGTCTTTCGCCGCTATTCGCACTTTTCAATGGAGAGTGTCTCTGCGCAAATGGACGGCCCCGATCAACTCTTTTTTGACCAACCCATCAAAGTTCGTTTTAAGATTCCTCGTGTAGCGGACTTAGTGAGTGATCTCTATTTTAGTTTTCAGTTACCCGATATTTATAGTAAATATATAAGTCCCAAAGTTCGGAATTTTCAATATGAGTTTCAGTGGTCCAAATACATTGGATGTGCCCTCATTCAAAACGCGGCTGTTTTCATTGGTGGTCAGAAAATTCAGGAGTTTGATGGAACATATCTACTTGCGAGGACACTTGCCGATTCTCCAAAGGATGATTTCAATAAGTGGCAGCGGCTCGTAGGAAACGTAGCCGAACTTGTGGACCCAGCAAATGGAATTTATGCTGGTGGTACAAATCAAACAGGCTATCCGAATGTAG